CGAACCTTGGGCTATTCGGGAAATTATCGACCGAGTGGATGGCAAAGCGGTTCAGGCTACAACGATTGAGAACGCAGATGGAACACCCCTCTTGGGTGGGATTCAAGTCACATTCATTAAGCCCGAATGAGCGATGTAACCGATGCCATTGCCAAGGCAGAGTTTCCCGTCAAGTTGGAAGGTCTGTTCAAAAAGAGCCGTTACAAGGTTCTTTATGGCGGAAGGGGTGGGGCTAAGAGTTGGGGAATTGCAAGGGCGTTACTGATCAAAGGCGCAAAAGACCCAATCCGCATCCTCTGCGCCCGTGAGTTTCAGACATCCATCAAGGATTCGGTTCATAAGTTACTGTGCGACCAGATCGAGAGCCTTGGCCTCTTGTCGTTCTACGAGATCACCCAAACAAGCATCAGGGGCAGAAACGGCACAGAGTTTAGCTTTGTTGGCCTGAAGAACAATGTTTCAAATATCAAGTCTTATGAAGGTGTTGACATTTGTTGGGTTGAGGAAGCGCAGACCACCAGCCGCCTATCGTGGAACATCTTAATTCCGACCATCCGAAAGGAAGGGTCTGAGATATGGATCAGCTTCAATCCTGAGTTGGAGACAGACGAGACTTACCAAAGGTTTGTGGCAAATCCACCCGCAGACAGTATCACCATGAAGGTGAATTGGTACGACAACCCTTGGTTTCCTGACACCCTTAAACTTGAAAAAGATGCTCTCAAACAAAGGGATGAGGAAGCCTACAACCAAGTTTGGGAAGGTCTATGCCGACAAACTGTGGATGGGGCTATCTTTGCCAAAGAGATGCAACAAGCCGAGAAGGATGGGCGAATCTGCCGTGTTCCTTATGACGCTACAAAGCCAGTCCATGCGGTCTTTGACTTGGGATGGTCAGACAGCACAGCCATTTGGTTCTTGCAGTTTGTGGGCATGGAAACCAGGCTAATCCGCTACATTGAGGACAGCCAAAAGACCATTTCGTATTACCTGGCAACGATGCAAACTTATGGTTATGTGTACGACACCATCTGGCTTCCCCATGACGCAGAGAACAAGACCTTGGCGGCAGCGGGTCGGTCAATTGATGACATTGTGAGAGCCGCAGGGTACAAGACTCAGATCATGCCAAGAGTGCCGATCCTAGACTCAATCAATGCGGCAAGGACAATCTTTCCGAATTGCTACTTTGACAGGGAACACACGGCAGATGGTTTGGCTTGTCTCAGGCACTATCGATATGAGGTTGACCCCGATACAGGGCAGTTCAGCCGCAATCCCTTGCATGATCACTACTCACACGGGGCTGACGCTTTCCGATATATTGCACTTATGATTAAAGAGCCGCCTAAACGCAAAAAGTCAGCGCAGATTGCAATGGCAAGCGGATGGATGGGATAATGGCGCACGAAATAAAGGGCTGAATATGGCTTACCAAGACGAAACAGGGAATAAAGACAAGATCAACGAGGCGATCAAGTTTTGGCGCTTGGTCAACGATTCTGACTCTACCAATCGGGCAGAAGCCTTAAACGACATTAAGTTTGCCGCTGGCGACCAATGGCCTGTTGAGATTCAGAACTCACGCAACCTTGAATCCCGCCCATGCCTGACTATCAACAAGATTGATGCTTACATCCGTCAGGTCACAAACCAACAGCGTCAACAGCGCCCCCGCATCAAAGTTCACCCTGTGAACAACTTGGCAGACTACAAGATTGCTCAAGTCATCGAGGGCATCACCCGCCACATTGAGGTGAACTCCAACGCTGATACAGCCTATGACACAGCGTTTGATTACGCAGTTCGGATGGGATGGGGTTACTGGCGTGTGAATTATCGTTATGTGCGTGAGGATTCTTTTGATCAGGAAATCTTCATTGACACCATTGATAACCCATTCACAGTCTATTTCGACCCCAACTCAATCCTCCCTGATGGCTCAGATGCAGAGCGTTGCCTGATCACCACAGTGATGGATAAGAAGGTGTTTAAAGAGTATTACCCAGACGCTGATGATGGGGCAAACTTTCAACAGCGTTCCACAGGCGATGACACAGCCGCTTGGATCACCAAAGAGGACATTCGGGTTGCTGAATTCTTCTACATTGAGCGTGAACGAGCCAAACTCTATTTGTTGAGCGATGGCACTTCAGCCTTTGCCGATTCTGACAGTTTCTTTGCCCGTGTAGAGGCTGCTGGTCTCACAGTCATTGATGAGCGTGATAGCTTCCGCAAGGCCGTGAAGTGGATAAAATGCACCGCATTAGAAGTCTTAGAAGAAAAGACTATGGCGGGTAAATACATTCCCGTTGTGCCTTGCTATGGCGCACAAGTTATTGTGGATGACAAGCGTAAAAAATACGGCTTGGTCAGATTTGCCAAAGACCCACAGCGGATGTACAACTTCTGGCGCACATCCATGACCGAGAGCGTTGCCCTTGCACCCAAAGCCAAGTGGTTGCTTGCCGAGGGTCAAGACGAGGGACATGAGAACGAATGGGCAATGGCTAACATCAAGTCAACCCCTGTTTTGCGCTACAAACAGAAGGACATTGAGGGCGTTCCCGCCCCCGCACCAACCCGACTTCAGCCTGAACCACCTCCAACAGGCATCATGGAGGCGGCTGGCGCTATTTCCGCAGATTTGCAGATGGTTTTGGGCATCCTAGACCCTAATCAATTGCCAAGCGGGAATATCTCAGGCAAGGCATTGATGGGTCAGCAGAACCAAGTTGATCTGTCAAACTTCCACTTCTACGACAACATGACCCGTTCGATTCGTCACACGGGCAAAATCATCTTGGATTTGATCCCCAAAATCTACGACACACAGCGTGTAATGCGGATTATTGGGTCGGATGGTCAGCCTGACATGACCACCATTAATGAAAAAGATGCGGTCGGTGAGGTGTTGAACGATGTGACTGTGGGTGAATATGATGTGGTGATGGACACAGGGCCAGGCTTCCAGAGCCGCAGACAACAAGCCGTTGAAAGCATGATGCCCTTGCTCACAGGCAATGCAGAACTGTTCAACATTGCGGGTGATTTGGTGTTCAGGAACATGGACTTCCCAGGCGCTGATGTGATTGCAGACCGCCTTGCCGCCATGAACCCAATGGCTCAACTTGATGAGAAATCAGACATCCCGCCACAGGCTCAGATGGAATTGGCGCAGTCTAAGCAAATGATTCAACAGCTTCAACAGCAATTGCAAGCCGCTGGTCTTGAAATCAACAATCGGGCGCAAGTGGCGCAGATCAAAGAGGAAGGCGCTAACAAGCGCAAACTCATGGAAGTCACTGCCAAAGCGCACAACACCGAGACAATGGCTGAAGTCAAGGTCAATGATCAAAACACTAGATCGATCACTTCTCAGAACAAGACTGAGATTGATGCCTTGGTCAAAATCTTGTTGGCAAGAATGTCGCCTAACGAGTTGTTGGGTGAGATTGACCGCCTAAATGCTGAACAACAGCAATATGCACAGTTTGCCGCCCAAGACATTAGCCAAGGTGCAAACCCGCTTATCCAATCTGGTGGACAAATGGCACAGTAATTGACAGATAACAAATTAGGGTAAATAATTACTCAAACCTTACCTGTGAGGCTCACAGGGAAAATTCTTAGGGAAACCTATGTCAGAAGTTCAGGAAGCACCACAAGTGCAACCAAAGGTAGCCGCTAATGTGGTTACAAGTGAAAATTTAGCTGAATTTAACGCTAAGAGAATGGGTTTAGCTGATTCAACGCCTAGCGAGGCTGCACCGAGTGCAGAGCCGCCAGAGGTCGATAATGGGCAGAGTGAACCAGTTGAAGCGTCAGAGGAAGCGACAGCAACAGAGGATCGAAAACGAAATCCTAAGTTGGAAATTCGGTTTGAGAAGATAACCAAGCAGCGTGAAGAAGCGAGAGAAGAAGCTCGCAAAGAGCGTGAAGCAAGGGAATCTTTAGAAGCCAAGGTCAGGGAACTTGAAGGCAGAAATCAGCCCCAAAAGGTTGAAGCGTCTGAAGAACCTAGACCAGAGCAGTTCACTGATATGTATGAATATGCGAAAGCATTGACAGACTATAAAGTGGATCAGCGGTTAGCGGAAGAAAAGCAAAAGGAAGCACAGGCTAAAGTAGAGGCTCAAAGGCAACAAGTGATAAACACTTGGGCAAAACGAGTTGAATCTGCCAAAGCTGAGATGCCTGATTTTGAGGCAATGGTTGGGTCTGCCGATGTTGTTGTGAGCAACGAAGTGCGTGATGCAATCTTTGAATCAGAAGTTGGCCCTCAAGTGCTATATCACTTGGCTGAGAATCCCGAATTGGCTGAAAAACTGCAAGGCATGACAGTCACATCGGCATTGAGAACTATTGGGAAATTGGAGGCTCAGTTTGAAAAAGCAGAGCCTCAGACAAAGACTGTTGTTGGGAAAAGTAAAGCGCCAGCACCGATTAATCCGATAAGGTCTGCGGCTAATGGGCGTGATGTGAATCTAACTTCCGATGGGAAGTTTCATGGTTCTTATCAGGCTTGGAAAGCGGCTAGACTTTCAGGGCGAATCCGCTGACATAAACCCATTCTTTGAAAGTAATACAAAATGAGTAATAATCTTTTGACGATTTCAATGATCACCAATGAAGCATTGATGGTCTTAGAAAATGAATTGACCTTTTCGTCAGAGGTCGACCGCAACTATGATGATCAATTCGCTGTTTCAGGCGCAAAGATTGGTAACACACTCAATGTTCGTAGACCAGGCCGTTTCATCGGCACTACTGGCCCTGCACTGAATGTTGAGGACTTTAACGAGACTTCTGTTCCCGTTACCTTGTCAACTCAGTTCCATGTGGACACACAATTCACCACATCCGATTTAACATTATCTTTGGATATGTTCTCTGATCGTGTATTGAAGCCCGCTGTCGCTGCTGTCGCCAACAAAATTGACTTTGATGGTTTGACAATGGCTAAGAACGCAACTGCCAACATCGTTGGTACTGCTGGTACACCTCCCACATCCTTGCTCACCTACTTGACCGCTGGTGCTTACTTGGATGCTGAAGGCGCACCCCGTGATGGTCGTCGTTCATGTATCGTTGAGCCTTTCACTGGCGCAACCATTGTGGACAGCTTGAAGGGTTTGTTTGTTCCATCCGATGTGATTGGCAAGCAATACCAAAAGGGCATGATGGGCCGTGACTCTGCTGGCATGAACTGGAAAATGGATCAGAACATTGTGAACCAAACTTTTGGTTCATACTCAACTGCTACATTGTCTTGCGCTACCACAACCGCCACTGGCTTCTTGACAACTGGTTGGGCACAAACATCTACCATTGCATTGACTGCTGCAACCGCAACCGCTGGTTTGAAGCAAGGCGATGTGATTCAGATCGCTGGCCTGTACGCTGTTAACCCCCAGAATCGTTCTGCATACGGCTCTGGCAAACTGCGTAACTTTGTTGTGACTGCTGATGTGACTGTTGCCACTTCTGGCACTACTGCCGTGACTGTCAGCCCCGCTGTCATCACTGGTGGTCAGTTCCAAAACACAACTGTGACTTCTACAAGCGCAACCGCTGTTGTGACTCCTTTCAACAACACTGGCACTGTGTCTCCCCAAAACATCGTTATGCACAAAAATGCATTTACGCTGGCTACGGCTGACCTGGAATTGCCAGACGGAGTGGTCTTTGCTGGTCGTGCAAGCGACAAGGAATTGGGCCTTTCTCTCCGTGTGATTAGGCAATATACAATCAACAATGACAGTATTCCAACTCGTGTGGATGTCTTGTATGGTTGGGCCCCTCTGTACCCCGAACTCGCTTGCCGAGTTGCGGCTTAATTAACTAAGGAAGGAAACGCATCATGGCTAATCCAGGCGCAGCAACCACAGTAAGTAACCACCCGATTCAGTTGTCTAGCAACCAAGCAATTCGCTTGATCGGCTCTGCTCAGTCAGTCAACCTTAACGCTGTAGGCGACACAACCGCACCAATCTTGGTGTCTGGTCGTGTTAGCGTGGCTTATGTTTTGGTTACTAACGCAAGCGTCAGCTTGACTACCGCACAAGTGGCTGTTTACACAGCACCTAGCGCTGGTGGTACAGCCGTGTTGTCAGCAACAGCCTTAACTGGTGCTACAACTGCCGCTAAAGTGGTAAACACAGCCGCATCTTCAACAGATGCAATCACAGGCGCAAATCTGTATATTCGTAACACCACTGCACAGGGCGCAGCCGCCACAGCAGATGTGTTCATTTACGGCTATGACCTGACATTCTTGCCATAAAAATGGCTTGAAATAATTGAAAAGGCTGCCCTCAAAAGGGGTGGCTTTTTCTTTTTTAGAACATATAATTTAATGAACTGAAAGGCATTGGTATGTCAAATTACTCACAGATTTCCGCTACCACTTTGGTAAAGAATCAGCCTGGCAAACTTAAAGGCATTTTTTGCACAAGCGCCACTAGCTCACCCACAGTCACTGTGTACGATGCCCAAACCCCTGACACAACTGTCAAAATCATTGACACTTACACAATGTCAGCGGCACAAAACATCAACTTCTTTGATGGCATAAATTGTGAAAACGGCTTGTATGTCGTGATTAGCGGCACTGCAAGCGTAACTGTTTACTTTGAATAATGTCTAACAGCGCGGCTGTCACTCAGACAACCAACATTGTCCCTGTTCAGGGCGTTTTTGCCCCTGAGCCTACCTTTGCCCTCCA